GGCATGAGCCCGACCGCCCGCGAGGCGCTCGACGCGCTCGCTGACGTGGCCGTACGGGAGATGACCGGGCCGTGCGCGCAGCACCCAGAGGGCCCGGTCATCGGCGGCATCTGCGGCGGCTGCACCCAGTACCCCGCTGACATGCGCCCGGCGCCAGCCGCCGACGAGGACGAAGCGCGCACCGTTCGCCGCGCGCGGCTGCGCAACCTGCTCGCCCGCGCCGACCGGGCCAACCTCACCCCGGGCGAAGTCGCTGCGCTCCGGGACCTGGCCGAAGCCGAGATCCGCGACGCCGACACCGCACACAAGCAGGCCAAGCAGGCCGAGGCCACCACCGAGCGCGTGCGCACGGTGCCGAGCTACGTCGAGAAGGTCATCGCGCAGTCTGGCCCCGCAGTGGCGACCCACGCCGTGCGAGCGATCGCTGATCGACTGCGCGCCGCTCTGGACGGCACCGAGCAGCCCGCCGCGTGTGGGGAGCACGACGGCCTGTGCTTTCCTGAGGCCGGCGCCCGCTGCTCGGCCCACGGCTTCGAACGGTGTGCCCTCTGCCATCGCAACCCCGGCTCCTGCACGGGCGACCTCGGCGGCTGCGGCACGTGGTCTGACACCGGCATGCACTGGGACACCTGCCCCAACCGGAGCAGCGAGCCGCTCGCGCCGAAGGGGGAGAAGCGGTGACCACCCTTGCCCCGGAACAGGCCGCTCCCGGACAGGACTCTGACGACTCCCTCACGCACGCGGTGTGTCCGTGCAACGACGACGTGGCCCTGTGCGGCGCCGATGTCGCCGGCTTCAGCTGGGCCACCGAGGAAGAGGACGTCGACTGCATCGTCTGCCTGGACCTGGCCCCTCGGCTCTGCGTGAGGTGCGGCCGATGACCGCGCACCCCGCCGACGTGATCGCCCAGCACCCGACGGTCCTGGAGACCGCACTCGCCATCGCCGATGCCACCCACCGCGACCGGTACGGCCCGGAGAACGCCATACGCCCCTGGTACCTCGGCGACGTCGCTGACCACGTCTATCCGACCTGCCCCGCCCTGCGCCGATCGCTGCCCGCCGGCAAGCAGCCCCGCGCGGGCATCGGCCACCTGTACCCAGAGGCCGGGGACGTGTGCGGCTGGTGCCTGCGCGTCTGGCGAGCCCGCAAAGCGAAAGAGAACCGGATGAGACCTTCCTTCACCCGCGGCTTCCGCCTGCACCACAACGGCCGGTATCTCGACGGCGCCGAGTTCCCCTCCGGCCGCATCTGCCTCCTCGACGACCCCGAGTACGGCTTCGCCACGGTCGCATCGTCGATGGAAGAGCTGCGGAAGGGCTACCACGGCGCACGAGTCGAGTGGCCCGGGGACCAGCTGGTGCCCACCTGGCTGATCGAGGAACTGGCGCGCATCGTCGCCGAGGTAGCGGGGACGCCCACCGCAGCCGCCGACGCCCCAGCTCTGAGCGAAGCCGCCCGAGCCGTCCTCGGCCGGGGCACGGCGTACCTGGGCTACGACGTCGCCGAGCGCGCCGCCGAAGCTGCCGATGCCGTCGGCGATGGATCCAACTACCCGCTCGATCCAGACGCAGAGGCAGCCGAAGGAGAGGGAGGCGATCACAGTGCAGACGCTTGACGACCTGATCGCCGACCTCCTCGACCGGTACACCGGCGACGAGACGTACCCCGGCGACGGCGGCCCCGGCCTCATCCACCGCATGGACGACCTTGCGCTGCGCACCCGGCCTGCGGCTGCCGGCGGGCACGCCCCGCCCGGCTCCCGCCCGCCGACGTCGCTAGAGGCCATGTCCTGGTCCCAGCGCATCAAGACGGACGCGGTACGCCTCGACGCCGACCTGCGCGGCTCGGTCCGCATCCAGCCGTGGGCGCGCGCGCTGAGGGCGATCCCGCCTGGCGCGGAGAACGCCAACCGGGAGGCAGAGGTGCGGCGCATCGTCGGCCGCTGGCACGGCACTTTCCTCACCGTCCTCGGCCTGCGCGGCCCGTCCGTCCACTTCCGGCACGCCCTGTGCCTGGCATGCGGACTACGCACCGTGTACGGCCGGGCCGACGACGACCGGCCGCGCGCCTGGTGCGTCAACGACGAATGCGTGGACGGCGACACGGGCGCGCCGGCCCGGTACGAGGGCCAGCGCCTCTACCTGCTCACGGAGTCCCGCGTCTCGTGACCGCAGATGCTCCGGCGCGGCGAGGCCCTGCCCGCGCCGGGGTGAAAACGATCAATGGGCGCGAGTATGGCGGCAGTTGTCAAAGAAAGTGTGACTGAAACCTTGTGGTTAGTAGTACGTTCTCGTACTCTCGAAGCAGGGGTCAGGGACTCGCCCAGACCCGCCACCCGTGGGGAGGTAGCCGTGGCGGACACGCTCTTCCGCTCCGCAGAACTGATCGAACCCGGCGACCTCGTCCTCTACCACGGCAGCATCCAGGCATCCCACGGCCTGTGGCTCGCCATCCCCTGCCCCTGCCACATCTGCCGCGCCATCGACGCCCTCGGCCTCGCCGACGTGCGCTTCGCGCTCATCGACCCCTGGCGCGAGCGGTCCGGCCCGTACCACGCCCGCCGGGAATCCATCACCCGCTCCGCCGCCTGCTCGTGAGGAGAACGCACCCCATGACAACCACCCCCCTCCGCGACCGGCGCACCGGCCGCTTCACGAAGGCCTTCACGATCAGCTTCCACAACAGCGACGGACGCCAGACCCGCACCGTCACCGAACGCGGAGTCGCCACCATCGGCCGAATCCTCAACCGGCAGGCCGACCGCGGAGACGTCTGGGGCATCGCCGTCACCAACCAGCACGGCGACGACGTCACCTTCAACTTCCCCGTCTTCACCTGAGACCGGCGGCCCGGCTACCCCCCGGCCGGCCGCCACCCAGGGCCGCGCCCCGCACGCCCCGGCGGGGCGCGGCCCGCACAACTCAACACCAAGGTGCTGTAGCTCAGTTGGCAGAGCAGACTCACTTATAAGGGTCGTGTCGCAGGTTCGAGTCCTGTCAGCACTACGTGGAGAAGAAACTCAGCCCCAAGGCACGTGGTGAGCTGACCGAAGTCATAGTTCTCGCGAAGCTCATCGAGTACGGCTACCGCGTCTCGCTCCCCTTCGGCGACAACGCCCGCTACGACATGATCGTGGACGACTCGCGGCAGCTGTACCGCGTCCAGGTGAAGACCGCTCGGAACGGCTTCAGAGCCGGAACGATCGAGTTCAACACGTCGAGCATCCACCCGTTGTCCGGAAAGAAGACCCGGTACCACGGGCAGATCGAAGCCTTCGTCGCCTATCACCCCGACACCAACGCTTTCTTCTGGGTGCCGGTCGACGAGTGCCACGGCGACCGTTTCGCTCTCCGCGTCGAACCCGCGAAGAACAACCAGACCTGCAGGACTCGCCTGGCTGGGCCATACCGGCTGCGCCCCACGTCCTGAGCCCACTGACCGCCCGGCGGCTGGACATGCGACCGCGCATCGCGCACCGACTCGCGCCCCGCCGCCGAGCCCCAACCCGCCACCGGAGAGACCGATGACGACACCCGACCGGGAAATGTCCCAGGCCGCGGACCACGTACGGGCGTTCAACCACGCGACGATCAACACCGGTCAGGACTGGCAGTTCCCCCCGCACTCCTACCGTGCAGTGGGACAGCTCGCCCACCTGATCCGCATGCTGCCCCAGGCCATCGAGCAGTCCGCCCTGCCGGCGCAGCACACGCACCGGCAGGGCCGCCTCCTCATCGACGGTGGCAACGACGCCCACCGGGCCGTGCAACACCTGCAGCAGACCCTGGACGCCGCCGTCCAGGCCGCCGAGCAGCTCGCCCAGGCCATCGACCGCGTGCACGCCGCGACCGCCCCCATGGGCTTGGACACCCAGGGCCTGCCCGGGTTCGACGACTGACACCACGACCACACGCACCGCAGGGGAGGCACCACCCCATGACCCTCACCGACATCCCGGCCGGGCCCGCCGAACAGCCGCCCGCCGGCTTCTACCTGGCCGACGCGCAAGCCGCCGCGCTCCGCGACGTCCTCGCCGCCGCCGGCGTCGACCTCGGCCAGCACGACAACAGCGTCATCGCCTGGCTCGCCCAGTGGGAGTGGTCGGCCGTCGCCACCATCGGCTCCTGGGTGGCCCGCGCCAACCAGCAGAGGCCGCAGACCCCGCCGGTCACCCTTCCCGGACGCTTCGACGCCACCCCGGCCGAGATCGACCAGCACCTGCGCCGCATCCTCGCCGAGGACACCTACCTGCGCTACCAGCAGGCCATCGGCGGCCAGGCCGTGAAGGAAGCGGCGCAGGACGCGCGCGAGCGCGTCGATGACGCCGACATCCCCGGCAGCCCGGTGTCCACGGACTACGTCCAGGGCCACATCGACAGCGCCGACCACATCGACCCGGCCAAGGACGGCGGCCCGTACCCGTCGCAACTCCAGTGCTCCCAGCACGACGGCTTCGGCCCCTGCCCCGGCGCGCCCCGCTGCACGCCGCGAGAGGCCACGAAGGGAGCGTCCGCCTGATGGCTACCGGACCCGAGCACTACCGCGAGGCTGAGCGCCTGCTGAAGCAGGCCTACCACTACACCTACGGTGACGGCGCGGACCCGGTCACGGGCAATGCCCTCGCCTCCGCCGCCATCGGCCACGCTCTGCTCGCCCACGTCGCGGTCACCGCCACGTCGGCGCCGGTGGACGGATGCGAGCCCGGCATGAGCACTGACGTGTGGCGGGACTGGACCAGGACCCTTGCCGTACAGCCCGCGGACGGCGGCGCGACCGATGAGTGACCTGCTCCTTCCCAGCGTCTTCACCCGGGTCACTGTCGTTCAGCGGGTCGTCCCGGTTATCGGCCGCCCGGACCTCACGGACCCCATCACCGGACGCGTCGTCATCCCCGCGCTCGTCGAGCTGCACCTGCGGCGCGAGGAGGGCGTGCCCGGCGGCCTCCGCGAACGCGCGTACGCCGGAGTCACCGGTCCCCGCCGCCTGAAGTCCCGCGCCGCCGGCCAGCGGATCACCTCGGGCGGATGGCAGCAAGCCCGAGGCGACGGATACCGGCCCGAGGCGATCCGGCCCGACTGGCTGACCGACGTCCTGGCCAAGCTGCTGCCGGACGGCTGGGACCCCGCGCTCATCGAACTGCCCGGCGGAGGCACCTGATGGCCACCGACCCGAGCGACTTCTGCTCGAACCCGAAGTGCGGGGGCGCTGCGGACGCCTGCGGCTGCCCCCACGACCACAACCAGCAGGACCTGATGTTCTGCCCGCACTGCGCCGGACAGTGGTACCGCCCCCACGGGAGCACGGTCACCCGATGCCTGCACCCCCAGTGCGGCCGGGACGGCTCGACCGTCGCCCGCCGTGCCCCGTACGCGCCGACACGCGCCGCCGATGGGCAGCTGATCGACGACGAACCCGACGACGGCGGCTGCCACGCCGAGTTCATCGACGGCTCGTGGACCAACTGCGGTTGCCCCGACTGCGAGGACCGCGAAGCCCTCGACCGGGACGAGAACGGAGAGCTGCCGTGAGCGCACGCGACGACGCTGTGACGTCCCTGACCAACGCCGGATACAGCGCGCAGATCGCCCGCGAGATCCTCGCCGGCGTCGTCGCCGAGGAAGGCGCGCAGCGTGACCGCCACTGGGCACAGCGCATCCGCTGGGCACAGTGCATCCGCGAGGTCGGCGCCGCGAAGGGCTGGTCGGTGTGGACGGCCGCCCTCATCGACCCCGACGTCTCCTTCGTGGACACGGGAATGCCGGCCACCGAGACCATCGTCGCCGAGCTGCGCCGCCTGGACCGTCTCGCGGTCCTGAAGGAGATCGACGAGGACCTGGCGACGATGACGCTGCCGGAGTACCTGCAGGGCACGCTGTACGCCGGCTCGTACGCGCAGGCCTGGCAGGACTGCCGGGCGCGGGTACAGGCCCACGCCAGCGCCGGGGGACCGGAGAAGGACACCAGCGACGGCGACCAGCCGCCCGCCGGCGAGTCCACTCCGGCCCCGCCGCACTTCTTCCAGCCCGGCCACACGTACACGGACGGCAGCTGGATCTACCGCTGCGACGCCGTATCCACGCACCCGGACACCGGCGACCGGACCGCGATCGGCTGGCTGCGCCTGGCGAGCTCACGCACCCGGGACCGCGCCCGGTCCCACGTCGTGTCGCTGACGGCAGAGGACTGGGCCGACGGCTGGACCGACTCCGCCACCGGGGGCTCGTAATGGCGATCGGCTACGCCCACACCCTGTTCTGCGACCGCCGCGGCTGCCGCGCCAAGGTCACCGTTGAGGGGACCCGCCATGCCGCCCACGCCCGCCGGGCGGCCCGCATTCGACACGGCTGGCGGTGCGATGAGGCCGGCGACCTCTGCCCCGCCGACCGCGCGACGCGCGACACCACGCCCACCCACCCGACCACGAACGAGACGCCGCCGCGCGACGGCCGCGAGACGTCGCACACCAGGTGCGACAGCAGGGGGACGCAGTGAGCACCGCACGAGACAGCGTCGCGCGACAGTCGCGCGACAGGAACGAGACGTCGCACGAGACGCCCGTGATACCGCTGCGGCCGGGCCTGACCGCCGCGCCTGAGGAACCGTCGCCCGAGCCCCTCACCGGCGCGCAACGTCGCGCCGAGGCGCTGAGGCTGTCGCGCGACGAGGGCCTGTCGCTCCGCGACATCGGCAAGCGACTCGGCATCAGCAAGGACGCCGCGTCGCGCGACATCAAGGCGGCCAAGCTCGAGGAAGCCCAAGCGGCCCAGGCCGCCGCCGAGACGGTGCGCGACAGCGCCGAGACGTCGCAGGAGACGACCGACGGTGCCGACGAGACACCGGCCGCGCCTGACGACGGAGACCGCGACACCCTCGTCCTCGTCCTCGACGAGCCGCTGCGCCAGGCCCTCGCCGTGCTGCGGTCCACCCGCGGTGGGCCGGACACTCCCGAGCAGAACCAGCGCGCCGCCCGGGCCGCGATCCGCGCCATGGCGGACACCGTCCTCGACATGCGGCAGCACACCCAGGAAGGCACCACGCCGTGAGCCCTCGCCCCGAAGCCGTCGCCGCCGCCGACTGGTGGGCGGCGCAGCTCGCCCGCCCCGCCCGCCACGACGTCGGCGACGCCCAGGCGAACGCGGTCACCAATTCGGTGTCCGAGCTTGTGCAACGCCAGCGCAATCAGGGTCAGATCGCGGCCATCCGTGAGGCCCTGGTCGACGAGATCGAGCAGGTCGCCGCCCGGGCGGCCGTCGACCCGAAGCGGCTCACGCTCGTCGGCAGCCTGCCCGCCGACGCGCCCGCCCGCTGGGCTCGGCGCCACGGCTACCGCTGCCTGCCCACCATGGGAGGCGTCATCGTGCAGCGCGGTTACGAGACCCCGATCGTCGCCGGCCTCGGAGACACCCTGCTGTGGGACGGCGAGCGGATCACCCTGCTGGAGCGGCCATGACCACGCCGATACCCCGTCCACCGGGCCTATGGCGCGCGATCGCCCGGGACAGCCGCCTGAATCCGGAGGAGGCCGCCGCACGTGCCGCGGTCACCGCGACCCAGGCGGAGCTCGAACCCCCGACGGCAGCACCGCCGCTGCCGGAGGACGACCCCATCAACTGGCCCGTCGAACGCCGACTCGCCCCGTACCAGTCCCGCATCGAACGGGCCGGATGGAAGGCGGTCCTCGTCGTGGGCGAAGACCGGGCACGACTCGACGGGTTCCACGCCGACGGCGCCGCGGTCATGCTCACCGCCATGCGCGGCCGCAAGGTCTATGTCTACGTCCTCCCGCCGACAGGCAGGAAGACCCCTCGCTGGCGCGCCGTCAACGCCTCGACGCTCGAGGACTTCCTGCGGCGCCGCAAGATCAGAGGCTTCCACTACCCGGTCAGCGGCTGCACCTGCACCAAACGCCGGTATCCGACCGAAGCCACGGCGAAGGCGGCCATCGTCGACATCACGATCCGCCGCGTCGTCAAGGAGCACGGCATCCAGTCCGAACGGCGCGTCTACCGCTGCCCAGACGATGACCGGGCCTGGCACATCACCCACATCCCGAAGTGGTACAGCGACGACGAGCCGAAGCAGAAGACGAGGACCAGGTGAGCGCACCCCTTCACATCCGTCCGACGACGTTCCCACCGGTCGGCTTCAGTACGGCCCCGCCCGTCCGCGCCTGGGCAGCCTGGTGCCGCCCGTGCGGGCGCGACATCACCGGCCTGCTTATCGGCCGGTCCGCACGGCTCGACCGCGCAGGCTGGGAGGCCTGTATGGCGGCCGCCAGCGCCCACATCACCCAGCACAAGACCGGTGGCCGAGTGTGAAGCTCTGCGAGAAGCCAGAGAGCGATCCACTGTGGCAAGGTCTCGTCATCGCCCATGAGTCCCGCTCCCGGTGGATAGCCGTCCGCATGCTGTTCAACCACCGTCTCATCTGCGTGCCCGACAGCCGTGACCCGTTCAGGGCTGAGACGCACGGCTGGTGCTACCGCAGCATGGCGGCGCTCACCGTGTCCGCCACCCTTTTCGAGCCCGACACCCAGGACGAGCCGCTTGGCTGGCACAAGCGTGCAGGCGGTGACATACGGCGAGCGCCGCGCCGCGACCAGGATCCAGAGCACAACCGTCCACGTTGCGTCCACGGCAGCTACCTCGGTGCCGATTTCTGCGAGCACGCTGGCGTCTGCCCCGAAATCCTGGCGCATGCCCGAAAGGACGTCCGATGACGCACCACAACCTCGACGTCGCCGACGCGCGCACGGGCATCGTGCGTCAGTGCGTCGTCCTCTGCGACACCTGCATCTACCGGCCCGACAACCTGGCCCATCTCGCGCCCGGCCGGCTCCAGCAACTGACCCAGGCCGCCATCGCCAATGAGGGGCACGTCGTCTGCCACACCACCATCGGCACCCCGGCACCCGCAATCTGCGCCGGCTTCGCTCGCCATCCGATCGGGGCCCTCCGCTCGCTGGCGCTGCGTTTGGTGCGAGCAGGCGCCCTCACCTTGCAGCTCGTCATCCCACCTGCCCACTACCTCCGCGACGACGGCATGGACCGCTGCGTCCACGGCACCCTCGGCCCCGCCTCTGGCCCGGCGCGCCAGGACCTGGCCGACGACGAGCCCGCCGCCGAAGCGCAGCAGGCCGAGGCCGCAGCAACGGATCTGGAGGCCTGATCATGGCCGCATCGCAACTCGCCCTTGCCATCACCGGGACGGCACCGGCCCCCGAGAAGTGGGGCGTCGTCGTCGACGAGGCCCGGCTCTACAGCATCGGCGGCAGCCCCACCGAGTGGTGGACCGCCAGCGCCGCCCAGTTCCGTCGCAACGGACGCCTCCGCCACCTCACCACGCTCATCATCGGCGGCAGCGTCGAGCTCGGCCCCTTCGACCGCGAGGACGCCGACTTCGCACGGGACCACCTGATCGCCAACGGGGTACGCCCGGAGCTGGCAGCCGTCCGCCGCTGGACCGAGCAGCCGCATCTCCTGGGCTGCCGCAAGGCCGCGCCGTGCCGCCTCTGTACGCCGAGCGCCAACACCGCCGGGGCGCGGCAGGACTGGGCGCAGCAGTCGTGACCGCCCTCGATGCCAGCGGCGGGGAACCTCGGCTGTCGCCCCGTCATCGTTGACGACATCCACCACGTCTGGCGGGTCCGCGGAGCATCGAGCAGGTCATCACATGGGAAGCTCGGCCCATGAGATACCGCGTCATCGGGGCCCTATGCGTGCCCCTACTCGCCCTCGCCTGCGAAAGCGGCTGCTCATCATCGAAGCCGGCGAAGGCTGCGCCCTCCCCGTCGAGCACTCGGTCCTACCTGCACCCAAACCGTGACCTCTCAAGGGTCACCGCAGACTGCGACTCCGATAACGAGCCCTATCTGACGTTGTGGATCACCAATCACTCGTCGCACTCCATGGCCTACGACATCAAGTACAACCTCGTCGACGCCCAGGGGAAGACCGTGGGTTCGGCTGGAGGTGTCTTCGCCGTGAAGGCCCACGGAATCATCGGTGACACGCGCTTGTTCGACGTCAGCGGCCACTGCGGCAAGCGGGCGCGGCTGGCCTACGTCAACGCCTACAACGATGACGGCCACGGCGACGAACAGCCGAGCCTCTGACCGCGCTGCACTCACACGCCCGTCAGTGCTCCCACGCGTCCGGGCCGCCGCCGCGCCACTCGAACAGCTCGGCATGCTGCGCCACGTCCAGCTCATCCCAGCCCTCAAGGCCGGCCCGCTCGAGGAAGACCGCGAGATCGTGGAGCGAGTACGCCGTGCCGAGGATCGCGCCGTCCACACGCACCCGCCGCCCGCCGGTCTCGCTGGGCGGGTAGACGACGATGCGGGCACTGGCCATGCCACCAGCCTTGCCCGGCGGCCCGCGAACCGCACGCCGGGCTACTCCGCGTGCCGAGCTGCCTTCTTCACGAGGTCCTCGACGTCGTTCCGCGCCTGCCCCTCCTCCTGGGCGTGCTCGGTGACCGCGGCCTGGACGTCACGGGCCAGGTCCCGCCAGGCACGCCATGCAGTCTCATACGTCTGGCTCTGCTGCTCGCTCCAGGCCTGCGCGGTGGGCGGCCCGTACTGGTCCCGCAGCTGCTCGACCTGCGCCTGCGCCCGGTCGGCCGCACGCTGCATCTCCACAAGTTCCTCAAGGGTGTGTGCCACGCGCAGGGATCTTAGGGCGGCGGCGGAAGACCAGCCGCCAGGCACACTGGACCGGTGACCCGCACCGATACCGGACGTGACGGCCGGCCCCTCGTCACCACCCCTCAGGCCGCCTACTCCCTCGGCATGGAGCCCAAGCGATTCCGCGACTGGGCGCGACGGCGCGCCCTGGCCCCGGCCGGCTCCCGGCCCAACCCCTCACGCGGGCAGGCCCTCGCCCTGTGGGACCTCGCCGACATCGCCGACGCCGTACGCCACCAGTCCATACGCAACCCCGTAGGCCATCACACCTGATCAGCCCAGGCTTGACAGATGATCAGCGTGACGCTCATTCTGTGAGACGGTGGCAGCGCTGTCGCAAAGGTCTCCCACCACACCATGCCACCAGCAGCATCACGAGCCCGGCCAGAGCGCCGGGCTTCCGCATGTCCGGGGGTGGCCACCATGACCCAAACCTTGACCATCACCGTGAGCACCGAACTCGCCGACGCCTTCGAGGCGCACGGGCACCTGCTCGCGCCAGCCACGGTGGTCGGCGAGACACCGTCGGCCAACCCTTTCTGGCGCACCTATCTGGTACACCACCCCCACGCCCCGGCTGGTGTCACCAACGCCGTGCCTATCCTCCAGCGCAGCTCCCAGGGCGCTGTGTCTGTGCTCGGATGGGAGTGGTGCGACGCCCACGGCAGCGCCGTACGGCCCCCTCCTGCTCATGTCTCAGCTCAGTGAGCAGGAGATCCAGCGCCGTACCAGGCAGGCCCGCAGCGGCAGGCCCTGGCGCAGGGTCCAGGCACTGGTGTTCGCACAGGAGACCCACTGCTGGCTGTGCCATCGGTACGTAGACCAGTCGCTACCAGGCACGACGCATCCCATGGCACGCACCGTCGATCACGTGACTCCGCTCTGGCTCGGTGGTGACCCGCTCGACCGGGCCAACTGTCGGCTCGCCCACCGCCGCTGCAACACGATCCGCAACAACCAGATGCGCGCTGCGCACCGCCCGCGCCCGAGCTTCACAGTGGACGCAGCGAGCCTCTGACCTGCAGGTATGCCCTTCCGGTAGTCGCTGCGGTTGCCTGCCCGAGATCTCTCAGCCCAGTTGATCACCGCGTTCGTCCGCAAACGCACCCATATGCCCGAATTCCTGGGCAAGATCGGGTTTTTTGATCAAGGGGTGGTTGACCCCGCCCCCACCTGACCCTCCCTCTCCCCCCGCGATTTTTCGGGCAGCGCAAATGATCACGGGAGGAGAGGGGGACGAGTGGCTGAGGAGCCTGCCGGCCTCGGTGAGCGGGGCCGCCGGATGTGGCGGGAATCCCTGGCGATCTGGTCTCTGACTCCGGCACATCTGGTGCTGCTGGAGGAGGCTTGTCGGATCGCGGACCGGCTTGAACTTCTTGACTCCATACTGCGGGGATCCTCGGCTGATGTCAACGTCGACGTCGCTCAATTCGCTGATATTTCGGCCCTGTTGAGCGAGTCTCGGCAGCAATCGGCGGCTCTCAAGGCACTTCTGGCAGAGATCCGGCAAGGCCAATACGGCGCTTCACCGTCTTCGGTCGATCCGGCAGGAGGTGCGGGTGTCTCGGACCTCACCGCGCGGATCGCTCGGAAGCAAGCCGAGGGTTGAGCTCGCCCCGCCGTCGGCGTACACGCTCGGCCCGGAGGCCTGCGAACTCGCCAGGCGCGCCGGCCTCATCGCGGACCCGTGGCAGGCCGACAGCCTCGACCTGATGATGTCCCGGCGCGCGGACGGGAAGTGGGCGTGCTTCGAGTTCGCCGAGTGGGTGCCCCGCCAGAACGGCAAGGGCGCCATTCTGGAGATCCGGGCCCTCGCCGGGTTCCTGCTCCTGGGCGAGCAGTTGCTGATGTGGTCCGCCCACGAGTACAAGACCGCGATCCGTGCGTTCCGGCGCATGAAGGCCCTCTTCAAGCGGCTCGGCAAGCAGGTCGGTGCGAATGAGAACCTCCTCGAAGTCGACGGCATCCGCATCAAGGTCATCAACACGAACGGTGAAGAGGGCTTCGAGCGCCTCGACACCAACGCCGAGTTGAAGTTCATCGCCAGGAGCAAGGGATCCGGTCGCGGCTTCACGGGCCACGTGAACATCATCGACGAGGCCTTCGCCTACACCTGGGACCAGAACGAAGCCCTCATGCCGACGATGCGGGCCGTCGAGAACCCCCAGATCATCTACACGTCGACGCCGCCGCTCTCGGGCGACTCCGGCGACGTCATGTACCACCTGCGCGAGCGAGCTGAAGCAGGAGGGGACAGCTCGCTCGGCTACCGGGACTGGGGCCTCGGCGGCGACCTGGAGCACCTCGCCGACGTCGACCTCGACGACCCGACGCTGTGGCAGGCCACCAACCCGGCATGGGGCCGCCGCGTCACTGAAGAGGCCACAGCGCGCGACCGGCGCGGCATGTCGGACCAGGGCTTCGCCCGCGAGATCCTCGGCATCTGGCCCAAGCGCGCCGAAGGGTCCACGGTCATCGACCCCGCCAAGTGGGCGCAGATGCTCGACGAGCACTCGCAGCGCGACCGGGACGCCGGCCTCGCGCTCGGCGTGGACATCAGCCCCCTGCGGGACTCCTCGGCGATCTGCGTGTACGGGCTCCGCGCGGACGGTGTCGGGCACGCCCAGCTCGCCGACTACCGGCCGGGCACCAAGTGGCTCATCCCGCGCCTGGTCGAGCTGCGGGAGGCCCTGGAGCCCCTCGCGATCGCCATGGGCCGCGGCACCTTCGCGTTCCTGAAGACCGCCCTCGACAAGGCGGACTTCGAGCTCCCGGAGGATTCGGACGAGCCGGAGCCCGGCGACCTCGCCGTGACCGGTGCACTCGACATGGCGGCCGCCACCGGCCAGGTCCTCGACGGCGTACGCGAGCAGGCCTTCCGCGTGGTCCCGAACCGGCACCTCGACGTCGCCGTGGCCGGAGCCAAGACGAAGGCCTCCGGAGACACGATCGCGTGGACGCCGACCAAGAGCGACGTCGACATCACCCCGCTCGTCGCCATGAGCCTCGCCCGCTGGTCCTACACCGCCCGATCCCACCTGCTCGCCGACGCCGAATACGACGTCCTTGACTCGATCTTCTAGGAGGTGACGCGGTGCAGACCCACTGGGAGTATCCGGAACAGCCCGACGAGGCGCTGGCGGCGCACGTCGCCACCGTCAAGAGGATCGCGCACGTCGTGCCCATGAGCGCACAGCAGCTGCTCGACGCCGGGATCCCGCTTCCGCCGGGCGTGGAGAGGCCGCCGGCGCCGCCGCGGCCGCCGCTGTACCGGCGCTGGCGATGGGCATACCTGGACGCCGTACGCCGCCTGCGTGAGCGCATCGGCTTCTGGATCGCCGGCTACCGGCCCGAAGAGGATTGGTAGGCAACAGTGAAGCTGTGGCCCTGGCGCAAGCGATCCCGCCGCGTGGACGACGACGCGGGCCCGGTCCTCGTCGGCGACATGTGGATGGACGCGCGCGGCCGTGTGGCGAGCAGCTGGCGGTCGACGGCGCGCGCCACGTGGGGGCGGCGGCTCGGCCTGGCGGTGCGCGGCGTGCGCCGCGCCGGCGGGTGGCTCGTCGGTGTCGAGTCCCGCAGCGCGGTTGAGCGGCGGTCCATCACGTCGGTGCCCTGGAACGTAGGCGGCTCGCCCGCATCCGGCGGCGCGGTCAGCGTCGACCGGGCGCTGCGCCTGGCGCCGGTGTACGCGGCCGGTCGGATCCTGGCGTCCAACCTGGCGGCTGCGCCGCTGCGCCAGTTCCGGGAGACCAGCAGTGGAGTGCAGCAGCTGCCGCTCGCGAGCCTGTTCTCGAGCCCGTCGACGCAGGGCAACTTGCACGACTGGATCAAGCGGGCCGTCCTGTCAATGGTCTACCGGGGCAACGCCGTCGGCTACGTCACCGCAAGGGACTTCTACGGCTTCCCCACGATGGTCGAGTGGCTGCCGATGGACTGGGTCCAGGTCGTCGACTCGATGCCGTACGGCGAGGGCAGCTTCGTCAACCCGATCTGGTACATCCTCGGCAACCGGGTGCAGGACCCCAACGACATCGTGCACATCCCCTGGTTCACGGTGCCGGGCAAGGTCCTCGGGCTGTCGCCGATCGGGGCCTTCGCCTCGATGGCGTCGACGAGCCTGGCCGCGCAGGAGTACATGGAGGCCTGGCACAGCACGGGCGGGGTCCCGCCGGGCACGTTCAAGAACACGGCGAAGAAGGTCGACCAGAAAGAGGCCGCGGTCATCAAGGCCCGTCTGGTCGAGGCCATCCGCAGCCGGCAGCCGATCGTGCACGGCGCCGACTGGGACTACGAGGCCATCACGGTCCCCGCGTACGAGGCGCAGTTCATCGCCACCCTGAAGCTGGGAGCGACGCAGGTCGCCGCGATCTACGGCGTGCCACCGGAGCTGATCGGCGGCGAGACCGGCGGGTCGATGTCCTACAGCAGCCCGGAGCAGCGGGAGATCGAGCTGATCCAGCTGACGCTGCTGCCGTGGATGAGCACGCTGGAGTCGCACCTGTCGATGCTCATCCCGCGCGGGCAGTGCGTGAAGTTCGACGCCGACTCGCTGATCCGTCTGGACCCGCTGACCCGCTGGTCGATGTGGGAGAAGGCCCGCCTGATCGGCGGCATGAACATCGACGAGGTGCGCAACAAGGAGAACCTGCCGCCCCTGCCGGACGGCCAGGGACAGGACTACACGCCGCTGCCGATCCAGGCCGGCGTCTCGATCACTCCGCCGACGATCCGCAGCGAGGGCGACGACCCCCGGCTGCGGCTCGTTCGGGGGAGCGAACAACAGCATGGCTGAGCAGGACACAACCACCCCGCTGGAGGGCACTGTGGAGATCGAACGCCGGTACACCTCCGGCGACACCGGCAAGGCCGAACTGCGCGCCGACCAAGGGCAGAAAAGGATCGGGGGATACGCGGCCGTCTTCAACCGGCAGTCGAAGAACCTCGGCGGTTTCATCGAGGTCGTCGACCCCATCGCCTTCAACCAGTCCAGGGGCGACGGCTGGCCCGACGTGATCGCCCGCTACAACCACGACGACAACCAGCTGCTCGGCACCACCGCGGCCGGCACCCTGCGCATGAGCATCGACCAGTACGGCCTCTCGTACGACGTGCTCCCGCCCGGGTCGATGTCGCACGTGGTCGAGCTGGTCGAGCGCGGCGATGTCCGCAAGAGCTCGTTCGCGTTCCGGACCCTGGACGACGACTGGACGATGACCGAGCAGGGTTACCCGCTGCGGCGGTTGCTCGGCGCCCAGGTCGTCGACGTAGCCCCGGTCAACACCCCCGCCTACGCAGACACCTCGGCCGGCCTGCGCTCGCTCGCTGAGAAGTTCGACGCGCCGCTCGAGGAAGTCCGCTCACTCGCCGAGGCCGACGAGCTCCGCAAGTTCTTCGTCCGCTCCGACGGGCCCGCCCCGCAGCGCAAGGCGAAGAAGGGCATGGCAGGACACGCCGCCGCGGCGGCACTCCTCGCCCGCCGCGAAGACCCGTACGTCTGAGCCCCCCGCGGGCTACGTACGCACTGCACCACCAAGACCCCCGCACACACGGGGGCGGCACGACCGTCCTGGACCGCGTAACCACACCGCCACGGCGCCGACTTGGGCAACCCCCGGTCGGCGTCCGCTCTGGGTGCGGCGAAGCACACAACGGGCCGCGTGTGACACGGAGAGGGATCAGCGGACCGCCGGTTGCGAAGAGGCGCCGGCCACCGGCACCCCCAGGGGTGCGGGACCGCGAGGGCTCCCGGTCGAGATCTCGAATTCGATCGGACGGGAGTCCACCCATGTCGGACATGGTGAAGAAGCTGCGGGAGCGCCGCGGCCAGGTCTGGGAGCAGATGAAGGGCATCGCAGACCGCAGCACCGAGGAGAACCGCAACCTCACGGCCGAGGAACAGGGCCAGTGGGACGTGATGAGCGAGGAGCTCGACAAGCTCGACGAGCGCATCAAGGCGGCCCTCGACACCGAGCAGCGCGCGAAGGACGCCGACGCGGCCTTCGACCGGCTGCACGGCGGCCGCGGCGGCGGCCCGGGCGACGGCGGTCCGGGCGACGGAAAGCGTGGCAGCGCCCCGGCCGAGGGTGACAACGCCGAGCTGCGGGCGTGGATGCGCGGCGAGACCCGAAGCCGTTTCTTCGACGTGCGCCCGAAGGGCCGCATCGACTGGCGCTCGCTCCAGCAGCGCGCGCTCACCGTCGGCACCGCCACCGCCGGCGGCGACACGGTCCCGACGACTTTCTACGACCGCCTGATCGTGCACCTGATCCAGAACAGCGCGATCCTGCAGTCGGGTGCGACCGTCCTGAACACGGACGGCGGCGAGACCATCCAGGTCCCGAAGACCACCGCCCACAGCACGGCGTCGATCACCCCCGAAGGCGGCCAGATCCCCGAGTCCGACCCGGCGTTCGGTCAGGTCGAGCTCGGCGCCTACAAGTACGGCTGCCTGATCCAGATCAGCCGCGAGCTGCTGGACGACACGGGCGTCGACCTCGAGGGCTACCTCGCTATGCAGGCCGGCCGGGCCCTGGGCAACGCTTTCGGGGCGCACGCCATCACCGGTGACGGCACCTCGAAGCCACGCGGCCTCGTCACCGACGCCACCGTGGGCGTCACCGGCGGGACCGGCGTCACCGGCGGGTTCACCCCGGACGACATCATCGACCTCTTCTTCTCGGTGATCGCCCCGTACCGCAACTCGCCGGCAGCGCGCTGGATGATGGCGGACACCTCGATCGCCGCGGTCCGCAAGCTGAAGGACACCACGGGCCAGTACCTGTGGCAGCCGGGCCTCCAGGTCGGCGTGCCGGACACCATCCTCGGCAAGCCGGTCCTGACCGAACCGAACGTCGCCGCGGTCGGCCTGAACGCCAAGTCGGTGATCTTCGGCGACATGGCCCAGTACTTCGTCCGCCTCGCGGGCGGCGTCCGCTTCGAGCGCTCCGACGAGTTCGCCTTCGACACCGACCTCGTCACTTTCCGGGCGCTGATGCGCGCGGACGGCGCCCTGGTCGACCTCACCGGCGCCGTCAAGACGTTCCGCGGCGGCGCGAGCTGACACACACGGCGCGGGCGTCCCGGCGGGCGCCCGC